TTATCTCTTGCTAAAGGTTCAGCATTGGCAAGCTTATTATCAGGATACAAAACAGGTTCGGATACAGTAAGCGTCACACCAGTCTTAGCAAAAAATTCAACCTTGATTTCGGCGACATCGTTTACGTTTAGAGCGGTATCAGTGTCGCTCCCAAAGTAATACCAGATTTTGGTATTAGGTAAATTGACTAGATTTCTAGTGTACTTTAAGCCTGCACTGTCAAATGCTTGAAGGCGCATGCCACCACCAGAAAACACATTCGCATCATTATAGGATGTAGGGTATGCGACACCACTCACATCAAGTTTAAAAGCAACGAATACACCTTTTGTATTTAAAACTTCTGTTGTTTTCGACCACCGGATACGAGTCCAGCCATCGCTTTGACGAGATGTGATGACTTGTGCAAAATCAATTAATGACTGATTTGAACTAATACGTGCCAAATTCCCAAACATTGAATTTAGAACAACTTCATTGGCTTTTGCGGTTGCATCTGCTGCTGCAATAATTGTTGGATCATAACTGCTTTTAGTTAATGTAGATCCGTTCCAGCGGTTATTTCCGATCCCCCAAGTACCTGTTCCTGTATTGTTCGATTCACCAATTACAACCGTACAATTTATAGGTAAAGTTGATTTTGCATTATTGAATTCTGCATAATTTCCAAACTCAAAAACACCCTGAACAATTTCAGACTTACTCGCCTTTTCTTCCATCAAAAATTCAGTACGGTCAGCAAGAGCTATGGCCTGTTCATTTAAGTTCCCATTGGTACCTCCACGTGCTAATTCGTGCGTTTCAAGTAAACGGACATCTGACCATTTTTTTGACCTTGAATATTTGCCATTACATATCTACTCCATTCAATTTTTTTGTACCATCCAAAGCCCAAGTGCCATCTAAATGTAGACCACCAGCAGACTTCACAAATTCAGCTTCATGACCTGCTTGGGTTGTGGCATTCACTTGTAGATTCGATGGGCTGTTTAGTAAGACAGTGGTATCAACTAAGTGCGAACGTAAGTTTTTATATGCACGAACGACTTTAAATAATTCTTTGTAATCTGTGACAGATACGCTGTCTTGGCTAGTCTGAATATAAAGTTTGAATGTGTATGGCTTACCGACTGGCACCATGTTGAACCATTCTTGGACAATCACCGGAAAGCCTAACGAGTTCAAAGTAACTTCAAGTGATTCAACTGTGCCTTTAATCGAATGGTTATACAGTGAAGTCTTAATCACTTGCCGTTTTTGTGCATCAGACCAGTTTTTATTCCAGACATCGACAGAACGTTCCCATGCCAACCAGGGCAGCACTTCAACTGGTGCATTCATTGGATCATTGAAACTGCGAATATTGATTTCAACATTTGAAACACGTGCAAATGAAGCTTCAAAATTCTGTTCAAACTTGGTTGAGTTTGGGGGCAAAAGCTTATTCATACAGTTGCCCTCACAATATTGATACCAGTGCAGAAAGCCACTTGGCCAATAGATGTATCGATATTACCTGCAGGTGAAATCAGGTTGACTCGACTTACACCAGGCTGATGCAATGCTTGATAAATACCTGACAGTGAAATGCCGTCATTAAATGAGTGACTTTTTTTTGTATATTCTTGGGCTGCCTTATAGCAGCTGTCTAAGACAATATTTTCATCTGGACCTTCATCAATAAAGATCTCAGCATCAATGCTGTAATTTAAAATCGATGCTGAATAAATGATTGGCTTGTCTGTCAAAGGTCGTACTGACTTCGCATTTAGTGCAGCACTTACAACATTGAGTAAATCTTCTGGTGCAGTACCATCACTTTCATTTGAAAGAACATAAATATTGCAAATGCCAGTTGGATTGCCGGTTTCATCTAATGGGGCGTATGGGTAAATGTCTTTGACACGTGGGTCAGCATTTAAACCGTGAAAAATATAAGATCCTTCACTGCCTGCGGTCGTTTGACCTTCAGGTGCCAACTGCACACGTTTACGCAAAGACTCATTTGATTCTTTGATTTCAGGTGTGGTGTCTGTGGCAGGGCTGATGATTCGACGTTGAAGATTTCGTTCAGCTGCTTTGTGATCAAGATCATTGTCTTTTGCAAATGCAAGCAGTACTGCTAAAGCTTGTTCATTAGATTCTTTACGGATCAACATTTCACGATAAGCAAAAGCTTCAGCCAGCTTCATAGCTGGATCTGACTCAAGATAACGTGGAAAATTTGGCTGAACTTCTTCCATGCGCTGATAAAAGTCTTCAAGACCTTCTTTTAAAATGGTCTCAAAATCAATCTGACGCACCACATCAGGTGGATTCAGCTGTGATAAATCAATTGCAGTTAAATTTGAATTTGCCATTTGTTGATCACTTATAAAGTTGCACCAAGATCCAATGGGATTTTTAAAGATTGGTTTTGATTGTTTGAAGTCATGGTCAGATCTAAATCAAGAACATGACGACCACCTTCAGATTCATAGAGAGAAATTGAATTTGGCATGACACGTGGTTCCCACTGCAAAATGGCATTTGCTGTGGCAGCTTTAAGCTGTAATGCCGTAATTTCATTAAAGGGTGCATCAATCAGCTGTGGAATAAGCGAACCATATTCACGACGCATGACACGTGAGCCAATTGGCGTGGTCAAAATATCGTGGATAGATTGACGGATCTGATCTAATTCATCGGCAACCATTGCGCCTTGCTCACGTGACATCATGGAATTGGTCCTCCAGAAGTTCCCGAACCAGGTTGAACACCTGAGGTCTTATGATTTTTCAGGCTGATATCTCCAGCAGTGACATCATCTTCAGTGCTGAAATGACCGGCTGAATGACTGGATCCTTGCACCAACTGACTTCCACCTACGGTGTGATTGCCACTAATGACTGTGCTGCCATTGGTGGTTTGATTACCGTTTAGGGTTAAATCACCATTAATAGTTGTATTTCCATTCACAATGACACCACCATCAGCAGTCAAAACAGCAGTACCGCCACTTGGTAAAATTGCAGACAGATGATGTGCTGATACGTCATAAGCGATGACACAGCCATCAGCAAACATGCGGATTTTTTGATTGAGATCATCAGACGGTGCAGGGTGGTCGTCGTTATAAAAGCCGTACAAGACAAAACTTGTTTGACCAATTTCACCGCAAGGTGATACAACCACGCATTCTTCACCATCCGATGGCATATCCCACGTGGCATCTGCACCTGAACGTACATTCATACAGCGAATTTCAGGCGTGTCGATATCGCCAAGATTAACAATGACTCGTGGAATTGGTTTAGACGGATTGATGGTCTTGATAGTTCCAAAACGAATTAGATTTTCAAGACGACGATTAAGGTCAGCACTCATGCCAACACTTTGCTTTATAGATTTCTACATTTCAGCTGAGTAAAGTTGTATAAACCTATTTTCACAAGATGAAAGAATTTAAAGTTTGATATGTTTTAGGAATGAATCTTCAACCAATTTAATGTCTTGTTCAGTAAAACCAAGTAATTCACGTTTTGGATAGACCACATCTGGTGCACCTTTTTCTGCACGATCTTTTAAACCTTCCTGGTGCACACGTGCAATTCTAGCGACACGACCGACAAAGCCAATTGCAATAGAATCTGCATTGCTGAGTACTTTTAAATTGCTCGTATTCTTTATTTTTGTGAACATTTTTCTTTTGATTTTGCCTTTTTGCTCACGTAGGCGTTTACGTCGTGGGGTATAACTAGATCCGTCAGTATTTTTCTGTTCAGAAATTCGCTTTCCTTGGCTTTTTCTTAAATCACGACCAATTTGTTTGGCAAGTCTTGCACGTTCACCCATCGACAGCCGTTCTAATAACGGCTGAAGATAATTGGCCAATTCAAGTACATTGCTGCTCATGGATTTTTACCTGGTGGCATAAACGCCATTGAATAACCTTCTTTTTCAGCTGTGGTCCATGATGCCAATTCATGACCGGATGAATCAGTCAGTATGACGTTTGTAGGTTTTTCAAATGGTGTGTATTGCGGTTCAGCCGGATAACTTAATTCAAGTTTTCCTTCGGCATTCTTTTTCACAATGACACGTTCAGTCAGTGGAATTTGAAAGTTGATATCGTATTTACTGTTATCAATTAATTCAGCTTCAAAGGTGATCGACTGTTTGCCTTTTTCATGGTTGGCCATGAGCTCAGATTGATGTTCTGCAATCCATGTGAACAGCACAACACCAATCACATCAATATCACCGGCATAATCTGTGATAATGACATCAAGCGTATATGACTGCTCAAAACTAAAACCGCCTGCCATCGTGCTTCGCAAGCTGCCTTGGTTTGCAAAAATTAGTAAGCGGTCCTGATCTGGGCTTAGATCAGGAATCTCTTTTAATAGATATTCTCTTAAATGATGTGGCTTTTTCATGCAGCTTTAGCACTCTTATAGTTTGGATCGAGGCGATTCATCACACGTAAAAATTTGCTGTCATAGCCTAATTTTTTATAATTTCGACCGTTATACAGTGTAAAAACCACATGCCAATTTTCTTGACGTAATGCATCGATCAACTTCCAATGCTTATCATCCACTTCACCAGACTTGTTTTCACAGTAACGAAGGAATGCTTCAAACTGCAAGCTTTCACTTTGTCCATGTTGAGCCACAAAATCTTGCACAGATTTATAGCCAAGGTCTTTCCAATTCTCACCCATCAGCTGAAAACGGCCCCAACTAGCAGATTGCAACGCACACGATTCATCAAGCTGTTTTGCTTGACTTAAACGTGTGTACTCAGCAGATCCACCGTGATAACCACCTGTTTTTGTATTCACAATATTCGGATGTTTGGCCATCAATGCATTGGCTTTGGTTTTGCCGAATTTCTGATTCAAATAGAAATACATGCGATGACGTTCAAATAAGATTTTCGGTTTACCATTTGGCAAGTAACCTTCACCCAGTGTTTCAACTTCAGCAATCGCTTTGATCACAATGACCGGTACACCTAAACGTTTTGCACCTGCGACCAGATCACTTTCTTTTAAAAGTTTACTGGTGTCTTCGCCACGTAATGCTTTTAATGTGTAGTCACCGACCAAGCCATCGACTTTCAGGTTTTTTAATTTCTGAAATTGAATGACGGCATACTCGGTATTTTCACCAAAGTCACCATCAGCTGAAAGTGGCTTTTTATTTTTTCCTGTCATGCCTGCT